AAAAGCCGTAGAGCACCGGCTCATGCTGCCACTGGTAATCGGAACGACCGAGCACGAGGCTGTTCTTTACCCAGATGCACACACCGGCGAGATGGAAGCCTGCGTCAATGAATGCCTTTCGGAAAGTCAGTCCTTCGGTATCCGCGTGGAAGCAGTAAGCGGCTCCGCCTTTTTCAAGATGGTCGGCCATGTTCTTAAAGGCTGCCAGCAGGAATTTATAAAATTCCTCACCCTTGAGGGAATCGTTCTGGATTGTGAGACCGTCCGAGGCTTTGAAGGAAACGCCATACGGAGGATCGGTCAGGACAAGGTTTGCTTTCTTGCCGTCCATGAGCTTTTCCACGTCCTCCGGAGAGGTGGCATCGCCGCACATCACGCGGTGCTTTCCGACCGTCCAGATGTCGCCGGGCTCCACAAAGGAAGCCTTCTCCAAAGCAGCAGTCAGGTCAAAGTCATCATCGGCGATATCTTTTTCATTTCCGGTGCCGAGCAGCTTATCCAGCTCACCGGCATCAAAGCCGAGGAGCGAGAGGTCAAAGGACTGATCCTGCAGGTCAGATAATTCGACCGACAGCATTTCCTCGTCCCAGCCTGCGTTAAGCGCCAGCTGATTGTCCGCAAGGATATACGCACGCTTTTGTGCTTCCGTCAGGTTCTCGGCAAAGACGCAGGGCACGGTTTCATATCCTTCCTCGCGGGCAGCCGTAATGCGACCGTGGCCGACGAGGATGTTGTAGTCCGCATCAATGACCGCAGGACTCACAAAGCCGAACTCCCTGAGAGAAGCCCGGAGCTGTGCAATCTGTTCTTTACTATGCGTCCGGGCATTCCGGGCGTAGGGCACCAGCTTATCAATAGGTACCTGTTCCAATTTCTGTGTGTTCATTTACATATTCCTCCTGCTTCGAAGCAGCTGTTCCATCACGCTGTCCTGCGGGCTTCCCTCAAAGGGCTCGGTGCAGTTCTGCTTCACAATGTCGTAAATCTCATACCAGAGCAGGTTGGCCTGCTTCTGAAAGTTCATCAAAAGCTGTGTAAAAGGGCTCGCAATCGCAGCGCCGGTGGTCGGATGTTTTCCGAGCATGCCGTATTTGCTGACCGCCTCAGAGCACTGGATGTACCGGGCAAAGGCCTCGGAGTAGCTTTCGAGCAGGCGCTTGTTTACCAGACGCTCGCAGCCGCGTTCTTTGAGCCACAGCCATGTTTCCTTATAGATTTCATCTGCGCCGAGCGGCTTGCCGTCCTTCTGTTGGGCGGAGAGGTAGTCGTCCGGGTTTGGCATATCCATGCCTTCAAGCTCCACGCCGTCACCGATGTCATCAACATCGAAGTCGGTCAGGTCATCTGTGAAGTCCGGCAGCTCCATGCGCTTTGCAGGTGCGCCTTTCATGATTTTGTCGGCGAGGGCGTCCGGCTTTGAGCCAGCTTTGACACGCCGCCCGCCGCGATAGGTTCCGTCTTTCGCCATGTCTATCACTTCCATTTCTGTGGTGCAGGGTTTAATACCCTGTTTGAATTGCAATTTTTGCGTAAAAGACCCCGCGCCGTTTTCCGGGAAAACAGGTCGTAGAGATTTCACCCGCCCTACCGGTCGCCGCGCTCGTGGTGAATCTTCTCGTGGCACGAACGACAAAGGCTCATGAGATTGGACTCCTCGTTCGTTCCTCCGTCAGCAAGAGGAATGATGTGGTGGACTTCCTCGACCGCGACGTAGCGTCCGGCCTTTAAGCACTGCTCACAGAGCGGGTGCTTGTGGACATACCTGTCACGGATTCGTTTCCAAGCTCTGCCGTAGCGTTTGCCGGGAGAGTAGCCGCGCTGGAACTTCTCGTAGTGTTGTTCCATCACCTTGGCGTGCTCCTCGCAGTAAGCACCGTCGGTCAGGTTCGGGCAGCCGGGAAAGCGGCACGGTCGTTTTGGTTTCCTTGGCATAAGCCGCGCCTCCTTTCGGGCAAAGAAAAAGCCCTGCAGGATAATCCCACAAGGCTTGGTGGCTGCGCGTGCAGCCGTTTCTTTATTCTGTTTCGCTGATTATATACTATCATAAGTGGCAGGTGGGCATCTTAGGACAAATATGGACATTTCGGGCGCATTTCATATTTCGATAGGATTTTCAGGGAGAGATGCATGCAGCAGTGCGTTTCCGTGCCAGCGCCGGATGGTGCGGGCATCTGCACAAAGCTCGGTGCCGATCTGCTCCCATGTATAGTTGTGGATGTAACGGTACTTCAAAACCATGCGCTCGTCGGTGTCCGGAACTGCCTCGATCACTTCCCGGATCTGCTTTTTCAGGTCGGAAAGCATCTCAAGCTCCCGTGCAATTCTTTGTTCCAAGTCCCAGAGCTTTTCAAGCGTCCGGGCAAAGGGAGCCTCGGTGTTCCTTGAAGTCTGCACCCGGTCTTTATCATATTGGATAGCCGACACGCTGCCCGCCATCTCACGAAGGTTCTGGGCTTCCATCGTATCGGACTTGATTCTCTGATCAAGGCGGTAGGCCTGATGGAGATATTCTTTTACTGTCATTTAGGCTTAGCCTCCTCTCGTAGTTTTGTGATTAGGTACTCGCCGTCCACGCTCGTTAGGGTCTTGTACCAGCCGGAGCGGAAGAAGCGCTCGCATTCCAGCGCGTCTGCCATCGCGGCCTTGTTGCCGGACTTCTTTTTCAGGCGCTTCAGGGCGTTGCGGTAATCCTTCACGGCCTGCAGCACGATTGCGTTTGCGAGATTTTCATAAGGATCGCTCATCACACCACCTCGGCTTTGACCGCGTCGATCAGTGCCGACTGTGTCAGTTCTTTCTTGGTGAGTGCCCGCATGATCCGCTCATCAATGGTGCCCTTTGTGATGATGTGCTGGATCACCACGGTATGGGACTCTTGGCCTTGCCTCCAGAGGCGGGCGTTGGTCTGCTGGTAGAGTTCCAGCGACCATGTGAGCCCGAACCATACAAGGGTGGAGCCTCCGGCCTGAAGGTTTAGGCCATGACCGGCAGAGGCCGGATGTATGACTGCTACAGGAATCTTTCCCGCATTCCAGTCAGCGATATCGCGGCTTGTCTTGATCTCCCGAACATTGAAGCGGTTCTTTATGCGGGATAAGTCGTGCCGGAACCAGTAGGCTACAAGGAGCGGTTTTTCATTGGCGGCCTCGATAATATCCTCCAAAGCGTCCAGCTTTCTGTCGTGAAACTCGATGATTTCTCCGGTATCCGCATAAATCGCACCATTGGCCAGCTGGGAGAGCTTCCCGGTGAGGGATGCTGCATTGGCAGCGGTGACTTCGCCGTCTGGGAGCTGCAGGATGAACTCCTGCTTCAAATCCTCGTAGCGGTCACGCTCCGATTCCGAAAGCTGCACCTCATAGGCCGTGGATACCAGCTCCGGCATCTTTAAGTGGTCGGTCGATTTCATGGAAATCGTGATATCCGAGATTTTCCGGTAAATCGCGTCCTCCGCATAGAGCAGCGGCTTGTAGGAGTAGATGATCTCGCCGTTTCGCTTGTCCGGCATGAAGTAATTTGTCCGGTATTGTGTGATGAAGCGTCCGAGGCGCTCACCCATATCCAGCACTTTGAACTCTGCCCACAGATCCATGAGACCGTTGGAGGAAGGTGTGCCGGTGAGGCCGATAATGCGATGGAGTCTGGGTCTAACCTTCATCAGAGACTTGAAGCGCTTTGACTTGTGGTTTTTGAAGGACGATAGCTCGTCGATAATCACCATATCGTAGTCAAAGGGAAAGCCGGACTCGTCAATGAGCCACTGCAGGTTTTCGCGGTTGATGATCGTGATGTCCGCTTGCTGCATAAGTGCTGCTTTTCGCTCCTTGGCAGTCCCGACTGCGACCGAAAAGGTTAGACCCGCAAGGTGACTCCATTTCTGGATTTCCGAAGGCCAAGTATCACGGGCGACTCGTAAGGGAGCGACCACCAGAACGCGCCGTACCTCGAAGCTGTCAAACAAGAGATCATATACAGCAGTCAGGGAGATCACCGTTTTGCCAAGTCCCATATCTAAAAGGACAGCGGCCACGGGATGCTTTTCGATGTAGCGGATGGCATAGTCCTGATAATCATGTGGCGTGAAGTTCATCAAGCATCCCTCCAATCTGTGAGATATCGTCAATGACGTAAACCTTGAATCCCAGCTCCCGAAGAAGTCGGTGTCTTGCCAGCTGGAGCGGGCGCGGTTTCTTTCCCGGAGCCTTTAGCTCCGCAAAAGCCATAACACCTCCCGGAAGAAGGACAAGCCTGTCCGGCATCCCGTCAAAGCCCGGAGAGACGAACTTGGGCGCGATGCCTCCCATTGATTTCACTGCATTTATCAGCTTTTTCTCAATTGTCTTTTCATCTATTTTCATTTCCATTCATCTCCTTTGAGTGGACAAGGTGGAACAAGCGGACAGCTTTTTCCTATATTTATCTACGCGGGTGTGCGCAGGTGCCTGTGTGGCCTCCTTTTTCTGTTTTGCCGGATTAAATAAAGGGAAAAAGTTGTCCTTGTCCACGAGGTTGTCCACCTATGTTGTGCGTTCGTACAATCGCTGACGTCCGTAAAGAGGCTGGGAAGCCCTGCGATTGGTACGCTTCCAGCCGTCCACCTGTGTCATAAGTGCCGCGATGGCATAAGAGTCGGTGGGCTTTAAGTCAGCGATATTCCTTCCGAAGCATTCACACCAGATTTCCGCATTGCTGACCTCGGTGCGTTCCACGGTGCCGGAATCAGATGTGATGTCATCACCGTCAAGGAAATTCCGACGCTGGTAGAGATCCATCTCAGACCAGTTTTCCGGCAGGAGCTTTGACAGGTACTGTTCCACGAGGCCTTGGCGCTCGTCTGTTTCCATAGCGCTTCTCTGGGCTTCTTCAGCTTCCGCAAGAAGGTCACCTTCGAGATACAGCTTTTCGCCTTGCTCGTAGTAATACTTGGCCTCCGCCCATATCTGGTCACGTTCTTCGGGCGTGATTTTCCAGCGCACGGCATTTTCCGTCTGGCGACATTTCACAATCCAGAAGCGCCGGTTTCCGGTGATATCACGGAGGTATCCATGCTCGCCGTTGACCGTAGCGACCACAACACACTGCCTCGGATGACTTTCGACCACCTTGCCGTAGCTGGGACGGTACTTATCATCTGAAGTGGAGAGGAAGGACTTGACCTTCTCGATGTCGGCCTTTTTCATTCCGGCCAGTTCGCCGATTTCAATGATCCAGAAGCCCTGCAGCTTTTCCGCACCGGACTTGTCGTCCATGTCAGTAAGCGAAAGGGCGTCGGAGAAATATTCATCACCGGCAAGAGACTTCCACATGGTGCTCTTGCCGATACCCTGTGCGCCGTCAAGGACGGGAACGGTATCGAACTTGGTGCCGGGATGGTAGATGCGGGTCACGGCGGCCACTAAGGTTTTTCTGGTGACTGCCCGGACATACTTCGTGTCATCTGCCTGCAGGCAGCGGATAAAGAGCTCGTCCACGCGAGGCACCTGATCCCATTTCGGCAGGTCGTTTAAGTAGTTCCTCACGGGATGGAACCGGCGGTCGTCTGCCACTTTCGTAAAGCTGACATTGTGGTTTCTGTCAGAGAAGCAGACATAGCGGATGTCGATCAGGGCTTTCAGCTGCGCCGTATCGGCATCGCGCCAGAACTTATTGTCAGCGGGACGATCCCAAGGAACATCGCCGATCACCTGTATGCGGTTGGCCATCTCGTTATAGGCAAAGCCCTGACAATCCGGATCGTTATTCAAGATCAGCATCTCGTTCCAGACGCTGTTCTGAAGGACGGTGCTGCGGGACTGATATTGGAGCTTGGCTTTCCAGTCATCATCGGAGCCGTCGTCTGTAGCGGCAAACTCCTCACCGGCCTGCGCCTGCTTCTCCGAAAGCAGCAGGATTTTCACCTTGTCGCAGCCGGAGGCAAAGTCCATCATGGCCTTATAGGACGGCATCTTCGACGAGGTTGACTCATCCAGCACATCCTTGTCCAGATCGCTGAAGCGGTGGACGCGGACAAGGTCAAAAGCATTCAGGAGCTTTTTGCAGGCAGGGTCTGAGGAGTGATGCGAATACAAAAACTTATCTCCGTAGGAAACGGCACCGGCGGGACTGTCCGCAGGGATATAGTCGTAGCGGTTCTCGTCATCGGTCGGAGCATATACATCGGAGAGGAACTCCGGGATTACCTCCGAGATCGGATAAGCCCGGCAGAACGCACCGATGATTCCCGGCTTGGCAAGAGGATCAGCCTGCTTGCTGGCACCGTGATCTTCCACGCAGGACTCACGGGAGGATACCGGCCATGTGCTGGAGTCCTGCCAGTCATCGTATTTGGCAAGGTAGGCATCCGGGTCTAAGGCGTCGCCGTCCTTTTCCTTGAATACATACTCGCCGTTGACGGAAGTGGAAGGCCAGTACATGAGGCGGTTGGCCTCATAGGTGCTGTCGTCGAACATATCAATGCCGACTTCCTTGGCGAACATTCTGGCGACTGGCTCATATTCGGGCT